ACGACGAATTGTTGGGGTATCTCTGTCGGAGGGCACAAAAATATCACCATATATATCAGTTATAGCCTCAACAGAATTCCACACGACTTCTTCTGCATTGCTTGGAAGCCTTTTCCAGTCATTTACATCAAATTTGGCAATAAATGCAGCATAAGGTCTAATATAAGCGCCCTCACCCCCATCATCTTGAACTTCATAGTCAGTATATGTCTGGGCCATTCTGTCGTTGTATTCGTTCATTATTTGTTCGCATTCACCTTCGTATTGTGCGATAATGTCGCCAACTAAATCAGCATCCAGATCATCTTCAGTATCTGTGTTTTGTTTCATATTACCGGTAACACGTTGATCTACTAACTTTCTCATTAGTTCTGCACGACCCGATGCATTTGCGGTGTCCTCATAAGAACCACCAAAAATCATAAATTTGCTTAAATCAATTTTGCCATCTTCTTTTGGCATATTTTGAATGACTTCTTCTTGAGTAGATCTTGCCCAGTCTGTGACTGTATCTGCTATACCGGGGATGTCAGCACCGTAGATTCTTTTTTCTGGCATACCGACATCTTGCCCATCATCGTATCGTTTTGGTGTATCAGTGTCATAATAACGAACATGTCGAATTCTAGTTCTAGAAAGTGGTGTTATATCGCCTGTAAATGGTCTTTTATCATCAGCAAATATCTCACCCTCTTGAATCTCTTGTTCTGCACTGTTTATATTTCCTGTGTCAGTGGCACTCAGAAGCTCTTCTGTCTCTACTACATATGCTACCGCTCCGTGACCTTGAGCCTCGGCTACAGCGCATTTATAGTAGGATTGATAGGCATTTGTGCGGCTAGCAGGCGAATGACACGATGTAATCTGGTCAAAATCACTCATTCTGAGCACATCTATCGGATGTCGGGTAATAATAATTGAAAATTTGTCATTATCGATGTTATTTATCTCTTTTTTGATGTATCCGGCGTTCTTTTTCCAATATTCGCCGTATTCAGTGGCTAAATCGGTTAAATTATAGCCTGCTGGACCTGCGACGCCCGGATTTACGACATATAAGTAAATTTGAGCGTTAATTCTCTTAAAATTCTCATATTCTTTCTCATCGAGCGCTGCTTTTAGCATTTTTCCGGTAACTCGGTTTGGTGTATCAATACCCCTGCCATCTGATAGCTTATAGTTAGCATTATCCATATATTTGTAGACTTTTTGGTACATTTCGTCTTTTCTTCGGCTTAAATCAGCTAATTTAAAGAAAAGTTTGCCGATTTTCATCTGAATCTTCTTAGTTTTCTTCTTTGGTTCAGGTCCACCCATTAAAGTATCAAGAAAATCGTCTGATGAGCGCAGATCACGCTCGGCATACACCATACCTTTATCCCAATCTACTTCATATTCTTGAGATCTGAAGAATTCTGTGAATTTTCCAAGTTCTGTTGAGAGATCAATGGTCGGAAATGGTATAACAACACGCATTTTACCGCTAAAAAGGTCATTTAAAGGCAAATTTGCTGGGTCTAAGTCATCCAAGACGTCTTCAAGCACCCTCAACTCATCTTCTTCAATTTCACGAAGGATAGATTCGTTTTTTCGCTCGCCTTTTTTAGATCTTGACCGTTGATTTTTGCAAAATTGCTTCATTGTGAAGCCTTTTGGGTTATCACACTTCTTTTTTCGCTTAGCTCTTTCAGATTTAGAGAACTTTTCGTCTAAATTTTCTAAAATATCAGCAGTTTTAGCTAAAATTTGCTCATCTGTAAGCATATTACCACTTCTTGCAAGACCAATAACGTGCTTTTAACTTAGAGCCGGGGTTCTTGCAGTTGTGACGTGCTCTAAAAGACTTACGACGCTTCGGAGAATCCTTTTTAATCTCCATATTTGCATCGCCATAACGAATAATCTTCTCTGTTCCGCCCTCACATGCCTTTACTACGAATTTTTTCTTACCATAACCGGGCTCACCCTTACGAATTCGTCTTGAGGAGTTGCATTTCATGCGATCTTTAGCTGATTTCTTCTTCTTTTTCTTTTCGTTAATAACAGATTCTAATTCTTCTTTAACCATTATAACAAGTTTTTCGCCATTTTTGCCGTAAGTATCACAAGGGTCATTTCCGCAACCACAATTCATTCCCTCATTAAAAAATTCAGGATATTTTTTATAGTCGGCTGCAGTTTTTTCATAAGATGTTGAACCAATACCACGCGGCTTATCAGATTTTTTCTTCTTATCTTTTTCTTCTTCCTCTTCATCCCTGTCAGCTTCGTTTAATTCACCATCATCCGAGTCAGAAACAATTTTTTCTATTTTTTCTGCTTGCCCAGCATGCATTTTAGAGGCTTTTCTAAGCTGCCCAGCAATATCTTCAAGTGTTTGCTCGTCTTTTTCAGAATGTGACTCATCTAATTCATCATTCGGTGAACGATCTATTATATCTTGTAGTTCTTCTGCCTGATCAGCGTGTAATTTTGATGAACCTCTAAGCTTTTTAGCCATTTTTTTTAAAGTTTTTTCATCTGCGGCAGTATGAGATTCACTTAAAACCTCTAATAAGGTGTTTTCTACTTCAATTTCTAATTGTTCTTTCTTAGAATTACCCCAGTTTTTAGCACCAACCTTGCGACACTTAACAAGAGCACCAGAAGCATAAGCAGACGGCCACACCTTATAGCGTGACTTTACTTTGTGATAACAGGCATCTTTCTTTCCGCCCTTCTTCTTCTTTTTCTTCTTTTTCTTTTTGCGCTTTTCATCAATAACAGCTTCAAGCTCCTCTTGAATAATTTGCTCTAAAGTCATTTGTAATTCCTCGTTTTTCTTTTTAGATTTTCTTTTTTTCTTACGACCACCTTTTTGTGGATCAGTTTTAACGTAAGTAGGCTTTGCAGCACCACGTTTTTTTGTTTGATTTGGATCTTTTTTTCGTTTTCGGCGGCCGGCTGACTCTCTTTCTTTCTTACTCATACTACGATATTTTTTTCGAGATACACATTTGGGTGTGGTTTTTTGACCGGGCTGACGAGCACAAGGTTTACCATCGTATTTGCCACCTGCTTGGCGCCATCCACCTTTTTTAAACCACTGACGGAGACCTTCTTCATCTAGTAAGTCATCGTTAAGTGTTGTCTCTTCTATAGAACCGTACAAATCATCCATTATCATCAAATCCTGCAGTTTTTAAAGCTTTCTCCAATAAATAGATCGGTATCTCGCTATTTTCCAAGTCTTTTATCTCGTCTAATGTCAGCCACTTCCAGTCATCATGTTCAACTTGTCCGGTGTGAGGATTTGGCTTATCTACATTTACTTCACCAGTCCATTTTCTAGTTAAAAAATAATACTTTTGAGGCTTTGGCTCGCCCATGTAAATTAAATCAGAGATGTTGCATTTCAAATCAGTTTCTTCATCAAGCTCTCTAGCAGCGCCTGCTTCAATAGAATTGTCGGTATCATCTATATGACCTCCGGGTATTGTCCATTGACCTGCACGCTTATCAATATTTGAACGCCTGATAACAAGAAATTGTCGCTTATCATTAAGACAAGCGACAATTCCGACCGTTCTCAATTCTCCCTCAACGAGAAATTTGTTCCATTTATAATTCATTTACACGCTTTATAGCCTTTGACACTACCTCTACAAAAAGCATCGAGAGCAGTATTAATATCAATATTTCTGATTGGCGCAACCCAAATTAAATTTTCTTGAATTTGTACTCCATAAGAATATTGCACGTCAACACCATATAGTATACCAACTAATTCACCATCTGTGTTGTAAACTCCAGAGCCAGAACACCCAAACCAACCATAGGTGTTAACAATTAGTTGAGTGCCAGAACCTGCTAATTCTTCATACCCTACGATTCTACCGTTAAATGACATTAACTTGTGCCAAGACGGATGACCTGAATAAACAATATCTGTACCAATTTCATATTTTTTGGTTGGCTTCCAAGGCATAGCTTTTAAATATCTAAATGGTGTTGGCACAACTAATACTGCAATATCGTGCTCGCGACTTTGATAAATAAGTGTAGCATTTCTTTGTTCATGTTCATTTGCCACTAGATAACTTGATCCTAAAACTCCATCTGCTACGTGCTTAGCAGTTAAAACTAATGTTAAATCTTTATATTCTATAACGGTACCACTACCGTGACCACCACCGGTGACCACCTTTACTGCTGCGCCTCTCACTTTTTTCTCAACAACAGTTAAAGATTTATTAATTTTCTCAATTGGTTGTTTTGGTTTATAGCCATCTGCAGCAACAGTATTGGTGTTTATTGTAATCATAGAGCACAAACAAGCGGCTACAAAATATTTAAGTAACTTTTTCATTATTTTATTCCTTTAATCTTAAGAGCCAGAGTCTACCGCGCCCGTATCTAACTCAATATATCTATATCCAATTTCAACTAATGACCCTGCAGTTGGGATAATAGTGAAATAAACAGTGTTATCTGACTCTTGATAATACCAGTCATGGTTAAGTACTCCATCGATGAATACTCTTACTGAATCTTCTTCAGCTTTGTGAGTTAATGCCAAACTTTCGTAAGGCTCAATTGAATGTGTAGCATCAGTAACACCGGGCGTCCAATCTTCACTACATATATCAAGCACTACCCCACTTAACATATTTGTTGCTTCTCGGTATCTTTTGCCAACATAATGTGCTGGAACCCAGCCACCACAAAGAGAATCTTCCGATTCTATATTAATGATACTAGCCATAAAAACTGAACCCATTCTCATTGACTGATACCAAGACATAA